GAAAAACCCGACGTAGTCCCTTACAGATCTCTCTCCACTCGGAAAATTTGGCTCTCCAATGACTTCAAAATATCCAAAGAAAAAAAAGATAATACAAAAAAATTCAAAAGAATCCGCACAAATAAAGAAGAATTCGCGCAAAGTTACGAATCCTATTTACGGCTCGAATCGTGTCGCTATGCAAATTCTGATCGATACTTTATGGAATATGGGCCGGCTAGAAAAGATCGACGCCGCGCGGATCGAGATATGTCGGCTTCTTGCGGACGCGGTAGACGCGAACCCGGAAAACGCGAATCTATGGCGGCAGTATCGAGAATCCGAAGAAGTTTTACGGTCGGTCGGCGCTAAAGATGTCGAAGATTTTAACGCCGTTATCGCTTCAATATGGAGCGACTCCCCGCTTCGCGACGCGACGTAATCCGCATCGTAAGACACGCGGAGCAGAATTAGCGGCGATCGCTGGACGTCTTGGTACTCCGCTTATGGCGTGGCAAAGACAAATAGCCGACGTAGGTCTAGAACTTTTAGAAGATGACATAACGCCGGCGTATCGAGAGATCGTTATTACTGTCCCGCGTCAATCGGGGAAGACTTCTTTACTTCTAGCTTGGGAAGTGCATCGAGCGATCGCTTGGGGATCGGCGCAAACTATCGCATATACCGCGCAAACGGGATTCGACGCGCGTCGTAAACTTATGGACGATCAAGTACCCGCGCTACAAAACTCGACACTTGCGCCGGCAGTAAGACGGATTTATACGGCGAACGGTAACGAAAGTATAATTTTTAAAAACGGGTCAAGGATTCAAGTCTTACCGTCTACTCCGTCCGCTGGTCACGGTAAAACGCTTTCGTTAGCGGTACTAGACGAGGCTCGTTTTGATTACGAGGGAATTAGAGAAGCGGCTTTACTGCCGGCGATGGCCACTAAACGCGACGGACAAATAGTAATAGTTTCTACAGCCGGTACAGCCGAGTCGGTTTATTTTAGAAACAAAGTAAACACCGGACGCGAAGCGGTAAAAAATAATTTAGTCGGCGGGATCGCCTACTTCGAATACTCGGCAGACCCCGACGACGATCCTTACGACCCAAAAGTTTGGGCGCGATGTATGCCGGCGCTAAATTTTACTATCGACAGGTCGGCGATAGATCACGCTTTAAAAACTATGTCTCTTACAGACTTCCGGCTTAGTTATCTCAACACTTGGACGACGCAAGACGACCGGCTAATCCCGGATAAAGTTTGGTTTCAATGTTGCTCGGCAAAGGTCGCGCCTATGGGCCGGCTATCTTTTGGTCTTGATGTCGCTTTAGATCGGTCTAGCGCTTCGATAGTTGTCGGCGACGAGCAAGGCCGAATAGAAGTTATCGAGTCCCGTCCCGGCGTCGCTTGGGTATCTCAACGATGCTTAGAGATCGCTAGACGCTGGAAAGCTCCGATAATCGTAGACGGCTATAGTCCAGCTGGAGCGCTCGTAGAGCCGTTACAGAATCTCGGAGTAAACGTAGTCAAATACAAAACTCAAGAAGTTATAGCGGCCTGTAATCTTCTTTACGACGCGATTCTCGATCGTAACGTCAAAGTCAAAACGTCCAGCCTTTTAGATGACGCGATACTTAACGCGAAAAAGCGACAGGTAGGTCAATCTTGGTTATGGGCGCGTCAAAGTTTAGACGCCGATCTAACTCTCTTATACGCTATGACTCTCGCGTGGCATCACTCCGTTTACCGAAAGATCGAGACTAAACCTAGATCGTTAATTTTTTAGTCAAATTATGCTAGCGTAAGTTTTTAAGATGCCTATTTTTGATTTTCTCAAACTAAAAAAACGGCAGAATATGCCATACGGAAACCCTAATAGCTTCGTAGATTCTTTAGGCCGCGTATCGCGTTATTATAATAATGTTTACGCGGGAACTTTTGTAGATGAATCTACGACGCTCTCGATTCCGGGACTATGGCGCGGAATCACTTTAATCTCCGACACGATCGGAGCGCTACCGATTCACGCCTATAGAGGCGATACACGTCTAGAACCTACTCCGCCGATCTTAGAGCGGCCTTATCCTAACGAGACTCGCATCGAGACGCTTTGCGCGATGGCGGCCGCGCTACTGATACACGGAAACTACATCGCGATATTAGGCGACATCGGCGCGAACGGATACCCGGAATCTATTTATCCGGTCTCACCGACACGCGTCCACGTTGAAAGAAACGACGGAAGACTCACCTACAAAATTAATGAAGAAACTTATGACGCGTCTCAGATAATGCACATCAAAAATTTTACTCTTCCGGGCCAAATAGTCGGCGTAGGTATCGTCGGCGCTCAACGGCAAGGGATCGGATCGGCGTTAGCGATGCAAGAGTACGCCGCTAAATACTTTGACGGCGGCGCACAACCGACCGGTATTCTCTACAGCGATAACGCCGATCTTTCGCAAGATGAAGCCGACATGCTAAAGGCCGTTTGGATGAGACACTACGGCGGAACATCTCGAGAGCCGGCAGTATTAAACGCTTCGACAAAATTCCAGCAGTTAAGCGATAACGCGAAAGATAGCCAGCTTGTCGAGTCACGTCAATTCTCGCTTACTGAGATCGCTAATATGCTTGGCTTACCCGGTTACTATCTCGGCGCTCCGAACTCGTCGCGTACCTATTCGAACGTCGAGCAAGAGCAATTGCAATTCTTGCGCGGTATCACTCCACTAATTACCCGTATCGAGTCGGCGTTTACTGATCTTATTCCGCGCGGACAGTACGCAAAATTTAACACCGACGCGCTACTTCGCTCAGATACTCTCACTAGATATCAAGCTCACCAAATAGCGCTCTCGGCTGGATTCTTAACAGTAGACGAGATTAGACAAGACTTCGAGAACCGTCCGCCGATCGGCGAACCGCAAACTATCGCCGACGATTCTTCGCTGGACGATATAACACTTTCAGACGAAGACGACGATCTAGGCTCTATCGTATGACGCTAGAAACTAGACAATACGAGAGCGAGTTAGAAGTACGCTCAGACGGCGACGGTCGGACTATTTGCGGAATATGTGTACCGTATGACGTAGAGACACGGATACACGCGGGACTAGTTGAAGTTTTTAGACTCGGAGCTTTTGACGCGGTAACTCGCGCGGCTCATCGTGTAAAACTTTTACAAGGCCACGACACTAAAAAAATGCCGTTAGGAAAAGCGACAATACTTAAAGAAGATACTCGAGGCCTGTACGGAGAATTTAGAGTATCTAAAACCGATGCCGGCGATCAAGCGCTCGAGCTTGTGCGCGATGGAGTACTGACAAATTTGTCCGTCGGATTCCAGCCGCTTAAAGATCGTAAAACTTCTAGCGGAATCGTTGAAAGAATTAAAGCACACTTAGCAGAAGTATCTTTAGTAACTTTCGGCGCTTACGGAGACGCGGCCGCCGTGTCAGTAGTTAGAGAAGTAGTTGATAAACCTAATCTCGCGGAGCTTGAAAACCTTTTAGCAAAACTACGAAAATAATTTAATGCCGTACTCGATAGAAACAAATAACGAAGAGTGCGCGAACGGTTACGCAGTAGTTAAAGACGGAGACGGTACTTTAATTTTCTGCCACAAAACGCGACGCGAAGCCGTCGCACAAATAGCCGCGCTAAACATAAACGAAAACTATCGAGCGCTCCCGAATAACTACCGTCCAGCTTCAAGCGATAACGTCCCGGCCGGCCGTAGGTGCGGAAATTGTTCGTACTACGCCGCTAACTATTGCTCACTATGGGACGCTAAAGTTATGGCGTCTTACTACTGTAATAAATGGGCCGGCTCGAGCGACTACCGCGCGGACGCTACAGCGCCGGCAGAAGATCAAATAAAAGGATCATCGGTAAACGAACCCGGCTCGGCATCGGGCAAGCTCGGCGACATCGCGATTAGCGAGCAAACCGAAAAGGCTTTACAAACTAAAACAGATACGCACAATGAACTAATGAAAGAACGCGATCGCCCAACTTGGACGCGAGTAAGAGTCGGCGCTTTG